AAGTTTGGTTTATGTGACAAACCTTCGGCAATTTTCATCCAGCATTCACCAATGTAATTTGGAATGTTTGGCTTTGGTTTACCTGCGGCCTCGGCCTCTACGCATCTGGTCTTGTAATCGACAAGTGCCTTTAAGAAGTCTGCATTGTTTATATAATGTTTTTGTTTACTCATTCAAATGTACCATAAAAAGTTGTTGACAAGGGGCTTGACATGTGATATAGTCCTCGGTGTTCCCCTATGATGTTAATGTATTAAGGATTTACCAATTTCCTTTTCTTCGAAAGCAGCTAGTACCTCATCGTTGAGTTCCACTTCTCTTTCTTTCCTCTCAGAGTCTTTCAACTTGGTGATAGCTGATGAATAATATTCTTCAAAATCATCGGTTGGATCCATTGTGCATAGTATGTTATCTATGCCAACCTCAACAGACTCACCTTTCATTACGAACACCGGTAACCAGTGTTGTAACATAAGGTTTGTTCCTCTGAGTTCAAACAACATGGGATTGTCAATCACCAATTTGTTATTTTTCTCAAAAATGCAGTCACAGATTACATCTAGACCGTCTTTAAATCGTAAAATTTTAACTGCCATTTTTTAGTCCTATATTGTAAATTTTAAAAGAGAACTGTTCTTCATTATATATCTTCACTCTTTCTACGAAATGTTGCAGAGTAAAGTTTGTGTGTTTTTTGATTCTAAGGTCGTCTGCAATATCATAAAGAGTTGCAATCTCTTTGCCATCAGACTGTCTTAAACCACGGCCAATAGACTGTAGATTCCTAACCCTAGACTTAGATGGTGATGTGAATATAATGTTGTGCAAATTTCTAATGTTTGTACCAGTACTTGTTGTACCAAATGATGCCACAAAAATTGCATCATTTTCTAATTCCATAATTCTACGTATTTCTTCTCTGACTTCTGTTTCAACGTCACCATCAACAAAGAATACCTTACGACCAACGGCCTTTTCTTTAATCATTTCGTACAGTATTTTACCGTGTTTCTTCATTTGAAACAATACCAATGTATTTTTGGTTAAACTTACTGCCAAATTACGGATGAAACGATTGCGGTTTTCAGATTCTATTAAGTACTTCAGTTCATCTGGATAAGACTTGTCTTTCATTTGTTGACAAATCTCCTCAGAATGTTTTAGTACCAAACACTTTATGTTGAAAGATGACAGTTGTTTCTTGTCAATCAACTCTTTGGTTGTTACAACTTTTTTAGTTGCTCCAAACAAACCTTCTAGTACCAACTTATGTGTCTTTGTTCCATCCAAAGTTCCAGTAAGACCAATACGGTACTTGGCATTGATACATGATGTTAATATGGAAGTCAAAGACTGTGCTTTGAATAGATGGGCTTCGTCACCAATGACGTAATCAAATTGATGAAAGTATTCTGGCGGCATCTTGTAAAGTGATTGCCATGTGGAGATTGTTATTGCTTTGTCTGTTGTTTTTTCTTTACCTTGGTAGATTCTGTGTACGTGCATGTAGTTTTTAAAACCAGATTCACTTGCATAATCTCCAAAATCTCCATACAACTGTTCAACCAATGAGGTGGTTGGCACAATAATAAGACCTTTTAGATTTTGATAATCTAACAACTGACGACAAATCAAATATATGATTAGTGACTTGCCTGATGCGGTTGGTGACAACAACAAGGTTCTACGTTTCTGTATTGCTTCAATGAACGCATGTTCTTGGTGTTCTCTGACACCAATTGGTTTGCCTTGTGAATGTAGATTCAAAGTATCAAAGAATTTATGTGCATGATACACAGAATATTCATCTTCAATTAGGTCATGTGAGTAGGCATATTCACGTTCATCACAAAATTCTGTAAGATATGGAACTAGTCCAAGATATAATTGACTGGTCTGTAGATTGAATAGACGAATCTTACCATCCCAAATGCGATTCCGATAGGCTGGAACGAACTGATAACCAGGTACAAAGAACGTGAAGTACTCTGATAGTTCCCGTGCAACGTGGCGTTCGCATTCCACTTTGCCGTAAACTTCGTTTACTTTGGTTATTGTGATGTGTTCACTTGTTTCCATAATTTTTTCTATAATCTAGTTCTTCTTGAAACCACATAACCAAACTTCTCTGCTCATAGTTTCCTGGTTTGGTTGCCCATGCCAAGTAAGAATCTGGTAAGTCTTTGATATACCTACCTTTATGTTTACCCCAAGGCATTTTAGTATATCTTCTGGATATATGGTCTTTGTTCATTGGCCACCTATAAATTTTTCCCAGGATATAAAATCTCTTAACTGCCATGTTCTTTGTTTAAGTTCGGCCATAATTGATTCAACCACGGATGTGACTTCTTCATGGTATACTTTCTTTTCAAGTAACTTGATGAGGTCTTTATCTGCTTCTAGGTAGGTGTTGATATCCGATTTGAGTGCAAATTGAAATGGATCCCAACCATATTGTTCCAATTCTTCTTCGGACATTTTGCCAGTAAAGTATTCCCATTTGACTTTACGCATACGTAGATAATCAAAGTGGGCTTTTTTGGACGCAATCTTATGCTTGGTTAAAATACCAAGATACTTGCTGTGATATTTGGGAATGTTTAATAATTCTTTAGACGGCTCGGTTTGGTCTATAACCGCATCGCTTTCCCACATCTTTAAAATTTGTTCAAGTGTTTCCATATCTATTCATTTATCTATTCAAATAACAAAAATCTCTTTCAAAATCAACAACTTAACGTTGTTTTATCTATTCAAAACATTATAACACAAAATGATTACACTGTCAAGTAGTTGTATGATTGATATCTAAATGTTGCCGTTGCGGTCATTATTGTGTCCGCAGACTGTGTGGTGTCAAATCTAATATCACTAATACTCAAAGGAAATAAATTGGTGTAGTGTATTCTAACCAAAGGATTGTTTAATCCACTTAGTATACTTAATGTGGCATCCGAGAAGTGTTTATTGGTTTGCAACTCTCTACTACCACCACGTTCTTCAAATCCATCTGGATCAGCCATTGTCAAAAACCAATCATATAGATTTTTCCATCCTTGCAGTTCTTCATCTAATATGAATTCTACAACCAATGGATCATATGTTAACTTGGTACCAGGTGAATACATGTCCAAGAATGGTGTTGCTCGGCTTACTTCACCTAAAGATACGCCAGGAAGATTAACAGTTTGACAGAAATATTGTGTTGTTCTAATTCTATCAAACGTTAATAAAAACTTCGTTGACTGTAATAGGTTTGTGTTCTCAGGACTTCTGTTTATTGCTGTCATTTTATCTCCTCTATCAGTATTTAGGAGCCAAAAAAAAGACCACCCGAAGGTGGTCTTTAAAGTGTCACTCTGCGGTGACTCTGGTCTTACATCAAGTTTTTAACTTGGAAGATACGGTAGTAAACGTTTGAACGTGCGTTCAATGCGCCATTGCCACTTGTCAAACCAGTTGCGAATGGGTTTGCAACCATGCCGTAACGTGTTTTGAAACCAATCTTTGGTTGGAATGTGTACTGGTCAATTGCACGAACCATTTGCAACGGTACGTATGGGCAATAGAAAATACCAGCGTCATAAGGAGAAGTACCCTTATAACCGATTGTCACCAATTCTTGGTTAGATGTGTAACCACCGAAGTATGGGTCAATATAGACCTTGATACGACCGTGCAACATACCAGCAAATGTATTGCCTGTGTCATCAACTTGTAGGTCAGCAGATAGGTTAGGTGTGTATTGCAACACGCCAGCCATAGCCATAGCAGAAGCAACATCAGATGATACAATCATCACGTTGCCTTTACCTCTACGAGTTTGTTTTGCAATAACGTTAGCATCACGTTCGATTTGGAAAATCAAACCTTTGAAACGTTCAACAGACCAACGACCGTTAGAGTCTGTGTCCAAGTCGAAAGAACCAGCAGTTGTAGTACCATACTGAGCGCCTGCAACAGCACATGTGTAGATAGTACGGATAACTTCACGGTTGATTTCAGCAAGAATCTCAGTAGAAAGAATGTTGCTCAATTCTGTTTCAGCATCCAAACCATGGATTGCTTTCAAGTCTTGTGCAAGTTCTAGTGAGTATTCAGCTTTCAATGCACGGCTTTGTGCAGTAACAGTAACTTTCTCAATTGAGAATGCCATTTGT